TACCGATAAATCAATAACTTCTTTTGTAACGATGTCATTTTCCAAAATATAAACATCACTTAACTTTTGCGTTGTAATGTCAAAACTCGGCAAAACAACTTCTCGCCAACCGTCCTCGAAATGTTTTTCAGTTAGTAAGTTATAATTGAAAGTACCGTTGTAAAAACTAGGAATTTCAGAATGAACGATTTGAATGTTTTCTGTGTTTGCTATCATAATTTGTTGTAATATCTGTTATAATTTGATGTTGCTAAAGTTGATAAATCAGCAGGAATGTTTACATCTGTACCTATTACGTTTGGAATATTTACGTTTGATAACTCTAATATTTGGGTTGCATTTCTTGGAGTAAAATATATCTTGCCATTTGGTGCTAATACGCCACCTACCCATTTACCAGTTCCTGAATAAGTACTGCCTATTAAAGAAGTTGTGTTCGTGCTTGGGTCTAATTCAAGTATTTGATTTGTACTGTAAGAAACAAAATATATCTTGCCATTTGGTGCTAATACGCCACCTACCCATTTACTACTTCCTGAATAAGTACTGCCTATTAAAGAAGTTGTGTTCGTGCTTGGGTCTAATTCAAGTATTTGATTTGTACTGTAAGAAACAAAATATATCTTGCCATTTGGTGCTAACACTCCTCCTACATATTTATCGGTTCCTGTATAAGTACTGCCTATTAGGGATGTTATATTAGTAGTAGGGTCTAATTGTAATATTTGAGTTGAATTTGTAGGTGCAAAATATATTTTACCATTTGGTGCTAACACTCCGCCGTACCATTTACCATATCCTGTATAACTACTACCTATTAAAGAAGTTGTGTTCGTGCTTGGGTCTAATTGTAATATTTGGGTTGAATCAAATGGTGCAAAATATATCTTGCCATTAGGTGCTAACACTCCTCCGTGCCATTTACCAGTTCCTGTATAAGTACTACCTATCAATGAAGTCATTAATGCCCTAATTCCTTGAAATAAAAGTTTCTTGCTACTCATTACTGTCCTTGATTAATAGTTAGCCAATATTTTGTCGCTCCTCGATATTCTACCACCAACTGATTCAATTTAGTAGTAGAATAAGTTCCAATGACATTCGTTGCCCAGTTTGCAGGTAATGTCAAAGCGAAGTTGCCTGTAACGTAAATTGATATGACTTTTGTTTTGCCACTTGCTGGTAAATTACTTTCTGTGAATGTTGTATTTCCTGTTAAAACAATATCGTAAGTATCGTTGTTCCAATCAATATTGTAAGTGCCTGTTACCGAAGCATTGATTACTGATTTGCCTAAATTCAAAGCATTAGAAATTATATCCGTTGCCGTCAATGTCCTCAAATATAAATCCCTACGATTTGCCTCAAGACCGTTTGCGTTGATGCCATCGTAAATCTCTAAAACTCCTGCTGTGTTTCTGCGAAGTCCGAGGTCTTTTGTTTGACCCTGAACGTTAGGACTATCATTTTGTGCCCATCTAATTGTATCTGATAACCCTAATTCAGCACCAACATCTGAAACTCTAATTCCATTAGCTGAGTCAAACCACGCCCCACCAAAAGCTACTACTGGAGCATTTAAGACAATAATATCAAAACTATTATAAGAAGATACAACAACGCCTCCTGTATTTGTTAATATAATACCTTTGTTATAAACCCCCCAATTACCAGCAACCACTCCGCTGTAATTAGTATTAAAAGCAACTCCTACTGTTACAACCGTGCTACTTGTAAAAGCTGTTATAATTCTACTTTCTCCGTTGATTGTTATTTTCGCTCCAACCATTTCACTTGTAAACTGCGTTCCTACACTTGTAACAGTTACACCGCTTGTGCTAACCGTACTACTTGGTGTGAACCATTTTACAGAATGATATAAAATAGTGCCATCTTGCAAGGCATAAGTAAGATTTGTCGAACTTGAACGCTCCCCTGTTGTTGGACTTGGTAATAAGTTTTGTTTTAAGTCAACATCGCTAGTTAAAGCAATTACCCCTGATTTATCTTGAAGAGAAATAGATTTATTTTCAGTTAAAGTGGCTATATCTAAATTAGCCTCGAAAATTCCACTTTTAAAAGTAATATCAGAACCATCGGCAAGTATAACTGGTTCAACAAAAGTTTTAACTCCCTGCACGGTTTGATTTCCTGTTAGTTTTACAACTTCCGCATTTACACCATCAACAGTAGGGTACTTCAAACCTGTTCCATCAGGATTAAGATTATTTTGTTTATTAGCTTTCAATTCATATTCCCCAGCCACCACAAAGAAAGGTACAGGGAATATAGTTCTAACTGGTGCATCGCCCCCAAATTGAAATTCATAGGTAGGGTTGCCACCACCTGAAATTCTATTGGCGTAAAATTTCAAAACCACCCTGTCAGTTGGTGCAAACTCGCCATCATTCCAAAGTAAAGTAGCTGAAAATTGCTCGTACGTTGAATTTGAAACTGCTTCGGTATTGTTGGAAGTTCCCACAAGCGTTTCTACCCCCAAACTATCTCTATGATATGCTCTAACAAAAAAATCAGCCGTTCCTGTTCCTGAAACTCTTTTAATATTTCCAACGGTTGTTATGTTTACAATACCCGGGTTGCCACTTAATAACCCTGCATCAGAAATCAACGAACTAATTAATTGATCCGTTGTAGTAATCGTTCCAGTCGATACATCCACCGCAGGCTCGTCATAGTCTGCATCGGTAACATTGTCCACTAATTTAAAATAACCGCTAACATCAGCCGTTGCCGTTGTTGGGTAAAATGTAAGGTTTGAAGGTAAATCCGAAACGTTTAGTTTGGTATCTGCTAAATCGTGAACCGCTTTCTCGTTTGGGTACAACGTTTCTGAATATGTTTCAATTGAAGATATTTTGTTTAAAGATAATTCTACATTATCTTTATTTTTAATGTAATCAACCGCATCGAAATCATCTTGAGCCCAGTCAGATTGCACTTGCGTACTATTGGTTAATCCGTCAAGTTTTTCTTTGTCAGCATCGCTAAAATTATTTTCCGTTAATCGTTGCCCAGTAACTTTATCAACTTTCGTTGTATAAAGTTCCGTGTTCATATCATTTTGATTGTCGAAAGCCGTCCTTAAAGGGTCGCCCAATCCGTCATTCGGATTGCTTATATCGTGAATTATTTGTGCCATAATTATACTTTAATCCAGTTAAATGATGTTTTTGCCTTGGTTTGGTCGGGGCTTGTCCACTCTGGTAAATTAGCAGTGTTCAAATATTCCACTAATTTATATTCCAAAGATATTGCTAATTTTTCGTATTTGTCTGCCATTTTTTGCGTTTTGTCATCAAAAATTTGCTCGGTTTTTTCTGGAGTTACCAAATAAACTCCATTTTGAGAAACTTTAGCAACCCCTAATTGCAAGTAAAAACCGCAAGTGTAATACGCTAAAATAGTGGCCACAAACTCGTTATAAATTTCTAAATAAGAACCTGTTAATGTTTCGTTTTCGTAATCTGAAACGATTTTATTGTACAATTCTGTGCCTAAAATACGCTTAATTTCGCTATTTTGAGCCATAAATATAAACGGACTTATTGAATCATTGTCTATATTTCCATCAAAGCCTGAAAGTCTGGCGATGTCGTCGATTGTTATTAGTAATTTAATCATATTGTTGTTTCTTTTTCTGGTTTTCCTAATAATCTAATCGCTTGGCTTCTATCAAATCCAAATATCAAATCCAAAATAGCCACTGCACTCTCGTAATTTGTTGTTCCTGCAGCATAACTTGCTTGAACTTCCAATAAACTTTGAACACCTCCAACGCTTCCTTTCAAGAACGCTTGTGCTTTTTTAGTCTCGTCATCAACGGTTAAATTTGCATCGTTCACAATTAAATTCTCTTGTCCAAAATTAACAAAATCAATTTCACATAAAGGGTTAATTTTCTTAAAGATTTGATTTAATGAATCTAAAATAATTTCACGCATCGGGTTTATCACTCCTAAATACAAACTATCAGTTGCCGTTGCTATTTCGTCAGCATTATTTGAAAATCCACTTGAACCTGGTCTTTGGAATAAAATATTCATTGCACTATGTGCCGCCATTAATTTGATTTCAGCCGTTTCGTCATACGTTACGAATTGGTCATTACGTCCTCTTGGCTCGATGGTATCCACCACAATAGCTTGGTCTGCACTTTCGTTAATCGAAACTGTAACACCGTCTGCATTTTCCGTTCCTGTCCAGTTTTTTTTGACTTCCTCTTTAATTTTCAACTTGTCATCTTCTGACATCATTTCGCCATTATTCACATTGATAATGGTTTTGCCTTGAAATCCTCTTAACACGTGGTTAACCGCATCATCAATTAATGCACTTTCAATCTTTGCACTTTTCAAACCACTAAACCAATCTGGAAAAGGAAAATAAGGCTCGCTCGAAATTTGCTTTATGTGTTGAATTTCGAAGATATTATCATTTTCTTTCGGGTCAAATTTCGCTACAAACTTCGGAGGGAATTTATATTTTTCTAACCAATCCCAGCAGTACCAAAAGCCGTCCACCTCCATATAATCTTTATGATTCGGGTTGGTTTCAATATTTAAACCTACTCTTTTAACTGGCAAATGTTTTATTTTTATTGGCTTTTTTCCGTAGTTTATAATTTGTGGATACGCACTTCCAAATATTTTAAAATCAAGGCATATCATTCTCAAATCTTGTTTTGAAACGTAAGCGTGAGGATCTATTGTACCGCTTTTATCTTCTAATCCATTGCCAATAATGTAATTAACAATAGTCTTAATTATAAAGGCATTTGTAGGGCTGTCATCAAACGAATCTTGGTACTTTTTAAAGTTCTCGTTGTTGTTGCCGTTTAGTGTGTATTTCGTACCGACACTGGGTTTTGTTATTCCAGTTTCGTAAGCCGAAAATTCAAAATGATTTATCATTTGTAAAATTTATTATTATTTTTTTTAGAGTAATCCTGAACGTTTTCCGTTTCTGAAACGATTAATATTTTCCCGCTGCAAACATTCGGGATTGAGAAGCTTAATTTATCGCCTTGCTTTCCATTTGGAAAAGTGGCTAAAGTTATTTTATAGTTTTCGTTTAGCAAAAGTTCAAAAGTGAAATTAACATTTTGTTTCTTTTGGTTATTTTCGTTTTTCAATTCAATAACACTTCCTGCCATTACACCTCTTGGTATAATTTCAAATTCTGGAGCTGTATTTAATTTGAGTATATTCATAAATTTTATAAAAAAACCCTCCCTATTTTTAGGAAGGGTTTTTCAACTAATTAAAAAATGAAAAAAAAATTAATATGCCAATAAAGAATCCTCGTAATCTGCAATCCCTGCTGGTGCAAGTTCATACATCATTTCGGCTTCTTTAGAATTAATTGTAATCGTGAATCCTTGCGAATCTGAACCGCCTACAATTGTCATAATGTCGCAACCGTTTTTCGCTCCTAAACAGTAAACCTTACCGTTGTAGTCTTCTATGAAAACAGTTTTCAATATACCGCTATTCCCTTGTAATTCGTTGCGTAAAGCAATATCGTTACCGGGTACAAAGAAAGTATTCACGCCTACATATTCGTTTGTTCTGGTCGCTTCATCGAACGTTCCAGTTTCAACGATGTTATTTCCAGTTGCTTTCACTTCCAACCTTGCAATACTAGCTGGAGTGGTTATGTGAGCAGGTAATTCAATAACACCTGTTACAGTGTTTACTACTGGTGCACTCGCTAAATAGGGTGCAATACCGATAGCCTTAACCCCTTTCATCGGGGCTTGACGGCTTATAATTCTACTTTTTGTAAGTCCCATAATTTATCCGTTATAAAGAACGTTCCATTTTTGTTTCACTACCCAAGTTGACATCGTATTGATTAATTTCAAAATACGTCTAGTCGAAGCGTTGGCTTCTTTCTCAATGATCAATTGGCTTGAATCTGAAAGCAAATCCATAACCAATTTCAAGTTACCTTTTTGAGCAACTATTGCAAATCCTACTAAGTCTACAAATACGATTTTCACATCATTAAAAGACATATCGTTAAAGCCATTTCCTACAAAGTTTTCCTGAAGTGCAGCACCTTGAACACGGTTTACAGCTTTAATCATTTTGTAGTGAGCCTTTGGAGCGTAAATGATAGGAGCTTGGTCGCCTGTTAATACCAATACATCATCTGGAATTGCAGCGTATATTTTAACGTATTCCGCCACGATATTTGCAGTCGTTACAGTTGTTCCTGCTACTTTCAAATAATCTCCTAATCCTGCACCTGCTACAACTTTTGAATTAGAATCGTTGTAAATCATTGTCGCTGGAATCGAATCAAACAAAGTAACTGGCATAGCCGCTACTAAAGTTTTTGCACCTGCACTAATTGAGCCTTGCCCTGCACCTGCTGTTAAAGCAGCAATTGCATCTTTGGTTGCTTGTGTTGCACCGTTCCAAACCCAACTTTCTAATTTAGCACTAACCGCTGGTTGCACTTGGATTAAAACCTTTTGGTCGAACTCGTCTGAAACCACATTAAATGCACCTGCTTTCATTGAGCGTTCAAATCTAGTTCCTTTCAAAGAAACCTCATCAATAATACCTTCAACATTAAATGTTTTAAGATTTACGATTGATTTTTGTGCTTTAAGGTTTACGTTATCGGTTGTAACCTGTCCATAATTTGCATCCGTGAAAGTAATATCGGCGGAACTTTCGTAAATATCCATTCCTGATTTATGACCCTCTACTAACTCAATTGTTTCGCCACGAAAAGTGGGAGAGTCAGCGTAAATTTCTTGTACGATTTCAGCGTACTCTGATTTTTCGGTTTTTGTACCTGTGTATGCTATTGCCATTGTTTTGTTTTTTTTTATTTGTTTATAATTTTCCTCTATTGAATTTTGCTTTTTCTAAATTTGACATCTCCTCGTATTTTTTCTTTGGAGCGTCCGTTTGTGGTTTCAATCCCTTTTCGATTTCGCTTTTCATTTCAGTTAATTGATTTGACATTTCTGTTTCTTTCAATTCATACTCGGCTAATTTCGCTTTCAAGTCGTTGTTTTCAGTTTCTAATTCTGAAATTTTAGTTTTTAATGCTTCCACATCGACTGGCTCTGCTTTCGGTTCTTCGGGTGCAACCTCTTTCATTTTTACTTTTTCCTCTTCCTCTTTGAGTTTCAAGGCTTTTTCCTCTTCCGTTTCAAACGCTAATTTGATTCGGGCATCGACTTCTTCTACTGTCATTTCTATTGTTGTGTTTGTTAATATTGGTTCTAAATAAGCTTCAATCGAGAAGCCTTGTAATTCTTTGTTTTTTATCTTTTGCCAAACTTCTGGATTATCAACTTTTTGCCCTAAAACCCAATCGCCTTTTTCGACTGACATTCCTAAAAGCGTTGCTTTGTCTTTTTCAGGGTCTTGAACAATCCAACTTTCAAATGCGTAAATATCATTACGGATATTTTTATCGTGGTTTATAGTTACACCGTTGTGGCTGTTATTTTTAAAGAAATTTTGTTGTAATCCTACAACCGTATCTTCTGTATAGAATACCATTGCGGGTTCGCCATTGATATTTTTTCTAGGAATATTTATATTTGGTCGCATTGCAACCGAATAGATAATTTGCTTTTCGTCATCTGCAAATTCCAATAGTTTTGTTTCGTCATCAAACATTACTAAGGTAGTGCCAATAGCTGGAGCTTCGACTGTGGACATTCTGAAAACCCCTGTTTCTCCCTTTGTATATTTAAGCTCGTATCTTTTCATTTTATACAACGACAAAAAGCCTTAACGAAATTAATCGTTAAGGCTGTATCTGTCTAATTTAAAGGTTTTTACGTTCATTTTGAAAAAGAAACGTGCATCTTCACACGTTTAATTGCAACAAATATAAAT